AGGCAATGAATCTTTTGAGATATTAGCAGCATGAAGATACGTGAACTACTAGAAGACGCAAGTGCAGGAGCAAGCAGTGCAGGTAGCATGGCTCCAGTTGAAGTACCACTAGGCGGAATAATCAGTCGCACCATGCCTGCTACAAAAACATCCAAACGGAAATATGCTAATACAGTCAATACTGCTAAATACACTAAAGCGGAAGCAGAGGACAAATAATTCTCTGCAATAGAGGATAACATGTTAGCAGACGATCTTAAAACACTACTTGCAACTGAGTACGCATTTGTAATCAAAGCACAAAACTTTCACTGGAACGTAGAAGGACCTGACTTTGCTCAGTACCATCAGTTCTTTGGTGATCTATACGAAGAAGTATATGGTATCATTGACCAAACTGCTGAATATATTAGAACACTTGATGTTTACACACCTGGTTCATTTGAAAGATTTTCAGAGCTCAGTGTAATTGTTGGGCAGACCAAGATTCCACGTGCTATACTAATGATTCAAGAACTGCTTGATGACAACACCGCAATACTACAAATTTTAACACAAACTTTTCAATCAGCAACAGAAGAAAACAACGAAGGCATTGCCAACTTTATTGCAGAGCGTATGGACGCTCATAACAAACATGCATGGATGTTGCGCAGTTTCCTCAAAGGAAGTAGAGCATAATGAGTATAGATCCAAAAGAAGTAGCGAGTTTTGCAGATCTAGTCGCTAAAATGAATTCAATTGATGCAGGCAAAACTGTTAAGCCAAAAAGCAATCATATCAAAGAAGGTATGAAAGCCAACAGCATGAATGCCATCCTTGAAAGCATGTATGGTGATACACCATTTGAAAGTGCCAAAGGTCTTCCGGCTGAATATGACATGCCCAATGTGTCACCTGTACTTGGATCAGACACAGAGAAGAATCCATACGGTGATTACTTTGTGGGCGAAGACTTTGCCACTGACATTGACATCAAAGACAAAGGCGAATATGATCAAGAAGGCGAAATGGCCAAAGGTCAATTGAACAGTGCTGCTGATGCTGCACTCGAGTTACAAAGCATACTAGATGACGATGAGAACTTGCCTGAATGGGTACAATCAAAAATTGTTAAAGCATTGGACTACTTGGACACAGCTCGTGATTACATGAAACAAGAACTAGGTGAAGGTCCAAACCCAGGCGATGAAGAGTCATGGGATGGTGTAAACCCAAGCACCAGTCAAATTGCAGGAACAAACAATCAAGGCTACGAAGGCCCAGTTGCTCCTGAAGGCTCAGTAGATCCTACACAGTTAACAAAAATGACCAAAGAAGACAATATTGGCGAAAAACGCAGTATCATGGACTTTATTGGCGACATTGAAGATAAAAAAGCAGCAGAGACTCTAGCAGAGCCTGTTAAAACATACGAGCGTGACGGCAAAACTATCAAGATCTTTGGAACTGAAGATGACGGATATAGAGTTAAAGTCAACGACAAAGACAGTGCTAAAACATTTGGTAAACTGGAAAGTGCTGTCCGTGCTTGCGAAACGTTTCTAGAAAGACTGGAAGAACGTGCAAGACTACAAAACGATTACGTGGATGAAAAATAATGAAATACTTTGACCTATTTGAAAGCAGCTTTGGAGACAACTCATTGGCAGATTTACAAATTAAAAGAGACATGGCTGCCAAGAAAGACAAAAAAGATATACCTTTTGACGGTCCATATCGTCCAGCAGGCGAAAAGCGCACTGACCAGTACGGCAATGAGATCAAGCATGTTGCAAAACATCTTGCTAGAAAAGCAGCCAAAGGCGAAGTAACCGAAGAGATGATGTATGGTCAAAGTGATTTTGACATGATCAAAGTTGTAGGTGACTATGTGTTAGGTGCAGACGACCACAGCGATGAAGATCGTCCAGCATTTAATTATTATATACTGAAAAAAGAAGGCGACAAGTATCGCAAAGTCAGAAGTCTTGATAGCAGAGTAAACACTGGTCCGGGTACAAAGCATCGCATTGCAATCCGTGACTTTATGGATATTGTTGACACAATCAATGAAGAACTAAACGAAACTGACTATGAAGTTAATCCGGCACAAAGAACACTTGCTGACATTGGCCGCAAGCTAATGGATAAAGCAGCAACAACCAAAGACGATGTACTATCAACTGCACTCAGTCGTGTAGGCAATGAGCTAACTTCATATGGCACAGCATTTGGTGCCAGAAGCATTGACGAACTTGAAAAGAACACAGGCATCAAACGCGACAGCATCATGAAGATGATGGATTATGGCAAGCGCATGCTGGAAAAAGAAGGTGCTGCACAAATTGCCGACAAAGACGCAGTTGATGAAGGCAAAATGGCAAACATTGCCATGGGTGCGTTACTTGGACTTGGTGCTATGTGGGGTGCAGGCGAAGTATCCAGTGCAAAAAATTCACCATTGGGCGATGCACTAAAAGCCGCTGCACAAGCAGGCGACACTATTGCAATGGATCACTACAAAAATCTCGATCTATATGTTGATGGCAATGACCAAAGCATCATGAAAATGCTAAACGGCAAGTATCTAAAAAAAAAGATAGATGATGATGCACCTCCGGGTGCTAAAGCAGAACGCATGGTCAAGCATATCAAAAAAGGATATGCCAAAGACGGTAAACTAACTGACCAAGAGCGTTCAATTGCATATGCCACAGCATGGAAACATCACAACCGTAAAACAGAAGATGCTGAGCCAACATTGGCTACAAACAAACGCACAGAGCGTATCCTCAATTTGCTAAGAGCAAAATCACCAACTGCCAAAAACGATCTTGAAGCATTGATCCTGAGCTTTGACAAAGGCCAGATGCAAGACCGCATGGATATTAGCAGACTGTACAAAGATGATGAATCAATTGAACAAGCAGTGGCACGCCTTGAAAAGGAAATAGCTAACCTCAAAAGTCAAAAGGCTTCTGAAAGCATCAAGGAAGAAAAGCAAAAAGGCGTCGACGGCAAAGTATGTTGGAAAGGATACAAAAGAATGGGCACCAAGAAGAAGGGTGGCAAAACAGTAGACAACTGCGTTAAGATGTAATGAGTGAGTTAGACGATATTGTTAGCACAAAGCAGATGTGATAGGTGTAGCAATGCGAGCAAGTGAATTTATTACTGAAAAGTGGAGCAAGAAGTACAAGGACAGTATCAACTGTTCCAATCCAAAGGGCTTCTCACAAAAGGCTCATTGTGCTGGCAAAAACAAAACTGAAGACATAGAAGAAAACTTTGCTGACGGCAAAGTAAAAGGCAAAAGCCGCCCGGGCAGAGTTAAAAAAGCCGGAGCGAGCTGCAAAGGTTCGGTCACTGATCTTCGGGCAAAGGCAAAGAAGTACTCTGGTGAGCGAGCCAAAATGTATCACTGGTGCGCCAATATGAAAAGTGGCCGCAAGAAATCCAAGTCATAATTACTTGTATGAGAGAACGCAGATACAACAGCGAAACTTTTGGATTAACATCCGCAGATGACAGTTGCTATCTTGATCCCAGCGATCCTATACACGAGTTTAGAATCACTGGCAACGCCTCTGCACTAAATCAACCAAAACGTATTCCACTTGCTACACAAGCAGAAGAACATCAAAGAAAAATGGAACTGGCAAAAGCACAGGGTATCAAGCCTGGCACACCAGCGTGGCACATGCTATGAGTCAAGTAGAATACAAACCAACAAAGTGTCAAAACTGCGGCGACTACAGTCATTGCGGAAGTGCCAACTGGCGTGAAGAGCGTGACTATGACGGCGGTTTTAATTTAATCAAAGCATGTGACAGTTGTAGATGTAGTAAATGTAGTGACCCAAGTTACCAGGACGGATAATAATTAGCCTTAGGACCGTAATCCTCTGGCTAGGGCGGGAACTGCCCTAAAATCAAGCATCGCTACCCTGGTTTTAAAAGTGCCAACTTTACCAAAATACATTGACACTGTTGCAACTATCGTATATACTAGCAAAGTATTTTAAAGGAGTATACATCATATGAGCGTACAATTTGACAGCGAAAGCAAAGCAAAACTAACACAGATTATCAATGAAGGCATGCAAGTAATGAGTGAAGTTGAAGCACTCAACGCCGGCTTGTCTGATACAGTAAAAGCCATTGCCGAAGAAATGCAAATCAAGCCAAGTGTGCTTAAAAAAGCAATTCGCATTGCACACAAAGCCAGTTATACAACTGAAAAAGAAGATCAAGAACTACTTGAAGAAATCCTCACAACCGCTGGACGGACACTATAATCATCAATGAGTTATGTTGACGCTCTATTTGACAGAGACAAAGATCGTATCCATGTAGTAGAACGTGTAGACGGCAGGCGCGAGTATCGTGAATACCCTGCTAACTATGTGTTTTACTATGCGGATCCTCGCGGCAAGCACAAGAGCATTTATGGTTCGCCTGTGAGTAGATTTAGCAGTCGGAACAACAAAGAGTTCCGCAAAGAACTGCGACTGCAATCGGGCAAACAGATCTTTGAAAGTGATATCAATCCAGTGTTTCGCTGTTTTGAAGAAAACTACAAAGATGATGTTGCACCCAAATTGCAAACAGCGTTCTTTGATATCGAAGTTGACTTTGATCCAGTACGTGGCTATTCGCCAACCAACGATCCATTCAATGCAATTACTGCTATATCTGTTTACTTGCAATGGATGGAACAACTGGTTACACTGGTTATTCCTCCCAAGAACATGAGCTGGGAAACAGCACAAGAAATCTGCGATCAGTTTGAAAACACCATGTTGTTTGAACGCGAAGAAGAAATGCTTGGTGTGTTTTTGGATCTCATCGAGGATGCAGATGTGCTAAGTGGCTGGAACAGTGAGGGTTATGATATTCCTTACACTGTTAACAGAGTGGCTCGAGTATTAAGCAAAGACGACACAAGACGTTTTTGTTTGTGGAGTCAACTGCCCAAGAAGCGTACATTTGAACGCTTTGGTGCCGAAAATATCACATTCGATCTTATTGGTCGTGTGCATATGGATTACATGCAACTGTATCGCAAGTACACATATGAAGAACGGCACAGTTACAGTTTGGATGCTATTGGCGAATATGAACTTGATGAGCGTAAGACTGCTTATGAAGGCACACTGGATCAACTGTACAACCACAACTTTAAACTGTTTATCGAATACAACAGACAAGATACTGCATTACTAGACAAGCTGGACAAGAAACTGCGTTTTCTGTCTCTGGCAAATGAACTGGCACATGCAAACACTGTGCTACTGCAAACCACAATGGGTGCTGTTGCTGTTACTGAACAAGCAATTATCAACGAAGCGCATGAACAAGGATTAGTTGTTCCTAACAGACGTGAACGCTTGACAGATGAGGACACAGCGGCAGCAGGTGCATATGTTGCATATCCCAAAAAAGGCATACATGAGTATGTTGGTGCTATTGACATTAACAGCCTGTATCCCAGTGCCATTCGTGCGCTTAACATGGGTAACGAAACAATCATTGGACAACTGCGTCCAATTATGACTGATCGTTACATCAAGAACAAAGTTGCAAACAAAAGTTCGTTTGCAATGGCCTGGGAAGGCCTGTTTGGCACACTGGAATACACTGCCGTTATGAAGCAGGAAGTTGGTACCGAAATTACAATTGACTGGGAGAACGGCGACGAAACTGTACATAGCGCAGCAGAGATTTGGAAGATCATATTTGACAGCAACCAACCTTGGATACTGAGCGCAAACGGCACCATCTTTACCTATGAAAAAGAAGGCGTTGTGCCTGGCTTGCTTGCACGTTGGTATAGAGAACGACAAGAGATTCAGGCAAAACTGCGAGCTGCAACCGATCCTGATGAGCGTGAGTTTTTGGATAAACGTCAGCTGGTCAAGAAGATCAATCTAAATAGCCTGTATGGTGCTATTCTCAATCCTGGTTGTAGATTCTTTGACAAGCGCATTGGGCAAAGCACAACACTAACTGGTAGAGCTATTGCACATCACATGGACAGTTTTGTAAATGAATGTATTACAGGAACATATGATCACGTTGGTGATGCAGTAATCTATGGC